AACGGTTTCGCCGGGAACATCACCCGGCAGATCACAGGTGTTGAGGTTGGTCATTTGATGAACCAGAAACTCGCCCAGTATTTGAAGGGTGGGACGGGTGACTGGCAGATGGGGTTCGCCCTGCTCACCGTTGATGGTGGGCATGTTAAACCGGAGTTGGTTCCGATCACGAAAGGAAGGTTCACAGTTGATGGTCACACATGGGAGGTCTGACTTGACAGTAGGTAACCGGATTGAGGAGTTGGCTGATCTGATCGGTAAGGCCGCTAAAACTGTGGCTTATCAGTGGCCCACGGTGGTTGATGAAGACGACATTCAGCAGGACATCACTTTGCATCTGATGGAACGTCCAGGCTCATTGGACAAGCTGCTAGATGAGTTCAGCCCGAAGGATCGGCTGAACGCGATCATCGCTATCGGGCATCAGATCGCTTCCAAAGAGCGGCTGGACTACGAGGTTTTCTCGGGCAATTTCCGGTACTCGGTCAACGAAGTGAAACGGATGCTGGAAAAGGGAGGATTGCGCGGCAACTCCACTAAATCGTCTGCGTTCCAAGACCTTCACCAATCCCTCGATGGAATCAGCCAAGAGTATCGGGAATGCTTATGGTCTAAGTATGTGCAAAACATCACTCCCACATCTGGATACGACAAAACCCAGGTGAGTCGCGCTCTGGAAGCCCTCACAACGGAAATGAACCGGTCCTTCAAAAACCAGCCGAACGCCGGCCCTGGGAGCCGCGCAAAGATCAGTGCAGCCAAAGCCCGACAGATATCGAAAACCGATTGGGACGACGACAGCAGCGAAGCCGTGCAACGGCTTCAAAACCAAGCCAGGGCTAGTGGACGGTGAACGAATACATCGACCCGCAAACCGGGCTCAACAACATCGACCTGATCCTCGAAGACCACAGAAAAGCTAAACAACTGGACATTAGGGAACCGGAGGAGGACAATGAATATCATTGATCCTGTATTCAACGGGATGGGCAGATCGGAGCTTTACCGCTCACTGATCTTCCCCGATCTGTTCCCCCATGAGAAACCAATGCTGGTTAACAACTGGCCTCTCGATGACCTCCAAATGTACTGCGGAGGCACCTACATGATGATGAAAGAGATTGCATGACTAACTTTGGACCCACAGGGCAACTCGTTTACGAACGCACCTACAGCCGAACCCTCCCAGACGGCACAAAAGAAACCTGGCCGCAAACCGTCGAACGGGTAGTAGACGGCAACCTCGCCTTGGTCGATGAGCGTTACCAGCTTGAGGATGAACGCCAACAGTTGATCGACATGATGCTCGACTTCAAGATCCTGCCCGCTGGCCGGCACTTGTGGGCGTCCGGTGTGAAGAACGCTGAACACCTGTTCAACTGCTGGGTTGCCGGGTGGACCGATGAGCCCGCCGATCACTTCGAGTTCACCTTCATGCGGTTAATGGAGGGCGGCGGGGTAGGTGCCAACTACAGCAACAAGTATCTGTCCCGGTACCCGTTGGTGAAGCAGGCACTCAAGGTTGAAATCGTTTGCGACCCGGAACATGCGGACTACGACGACATGAAAGCTGCCGGGTTGCTGTCGGAAACCTATGACCCGGACTGGTTCGGGGCGTTCAAGATCGAGGACTCCCGCGAGGGGTGGGCTGCCGCCTTAGTGGATCTGATCGACACCCACTACAACCCTGTTGTCGAACATACCAACCGTGTGTACGACGTGTCCCGTGTCCGATCCGCAGGCTCCAAGCTGAAAACCTTTGGTGGTAGGGCTTCCGGGCCTTTGCCGTTGGCGAAGATGCTGATTGATGTTTCGCAGGTGTTCAACCGCTTGGCGGTTGACCTCGAAATGCTTGACGGTATCTCCGCTATGGAAATCGACCACGCAATCGCGCAGTGCGTTGTCGCTGGCGGTGTGCGGCGATCCGCACGAATGGCAATGATGCACTGGGCTGACCCGCAGATCGAAAAGTTCATCGACATCAAGCAGCAATCTTTGTCGCACTGGACAACCAACATCAGTGTTGAGGTTGATGACAAGTTCTGGTATCAGGCCCAGCAAGGTTCCGCATGGTTAGCCGCCCGGGTACTGAAAGCCCTATCGCGGGGCATGGTGAACAACGGAGAACCGGGGTTCTGGGACTCATCCCTGTCCAACGTCGGTGAACCCAACGAGGTTGTCTGCACCAATCCTTGCGGCGAAATCACCTTGGAGCCGTGGGAGCCGTGCAACCTCGGCCATGTGAACCTGGCCGGGTTCGTGGACGAACACGGCAGGGTGGACACCTTCGGGATGGACAAGGCGCACCAGTTGATGACCCGGTTCCTCATCCGGGCCACCTTCTCCGCTGTGGGTGACCCGAAATCCCGTGAGGTTCTGGACCGCAACCGGCGCATCGGTGTCGGGCACTTCGGGGTTGCCTCATTCCTCGCCATGTCGGGGTTGAAGTATTCCAAAGCCCCGGACAGCCGGGAGTTCCAAGCCCTGCTGAATCAGCTTGCAACAACGGTGGATTACTCGGCTTCGGCGTTCTGCCACGAACTCCGAATCCCTGTGCCGGTCAAGAAGCGCACCATCGCACCGACAGGCACTATCGCCAAAATGCCTGGTGTGTCTGAGGGAGTCCACCCCATCTTTGCGAAGTATTTCATCCGCAGGGTGCGGTTGTCGAAGGTGGACCCCGATCAGGTGATGATGCTGAAGCAGTACGAGGCTGACGGGTTCGAGGTTGAGGACTGCCAGTACGCAGCCAACACCGCTGTCATCTCCATCCCCACAAAGGACACGCTTGTTCAGGCTGTCACTGACAGGTTCGGAGATGAAGGCGAAAGCATTGTGGAGGCTGCCAGCGATCTGCCGCTTCATGACATGCTGCGCTTCCAGGCGTTGTATCAGGCGTATTGGGCTGACAACGCTGTCAGCTTCACAGCGAATGTTGATCCGCAGCAATACAGCTCTGACCATGTTGAAGAGCAGATACGGCAGTTCGCCGGAAGGCTAAAAGGCTGCACCATATTTCCGGAGGCATCCATGCCACAGTCTCCGTATGAAAGGTTAAGCCGTTGGGAATATGAGTCAGCAGTGGCGAAGCAGGTTTCTGACGGTATTTCGGAAGACTGTGGAACCGGAGGGTGCCCGGTGCGCTGATGCCTTATCCGGTTATCCCTGTTGAGGAACGGCTACGTCGAAGACTAGTTAAGGACGAGAACGGATGCTGGTTGTTTCAAGGCCAGTCCGGAAGGCGCTACGCCTATCTCAAAATCAACGGCAGCCGCAAGTCGGTACAGGCTCATAGGGCTGCGTACCAACTGTGGGTAGGCGACATCCCTCCTGGGATGTTCGTCTGCCACACATGTGATGTTCCGAAGTGCTGCAACCCTTCTCACCTGTTCTTGGGCACACCCGCTGAGAACTCCGCAGACAGGGATGCGAAGGGTAGGCACTGGGTTCCAAGAGGTAGTGAACACTACCTCTACAAGCACGGCAAGTACAGCCTGTACCTGCCGAACAACAAATGAAAGTAGGAAATTGAATTGACCGTTGATGTGTTCGCAGACGTGTTCGCAGACAACACCGTCGAAGACAAAAAGGAGGAACGGCCCGTGAGCAGTGCTGAGGGGAAAATCACCATCACGTTGAAGGGTGGTGCAGGGTTCGATTCCCCGTGGATCGTTATTCACGCATCGGACATCCCGGATGCTTACGAGCAGTTGACCGGGGACAACGCGGCGTTGTTGTCGGAGTTGATGGGCAAGGTGAAGTCCGCAGCCCAGCATTTCTCCGGGGGGTCCGGTGTGGGTTCGGCACCTGTGAAGTCTGTTCCTCAGCAGGCGCAGGAACCGCCGGCAGACGCACCCGACTGCCCCCCTGGCTGGCAGTTCCGCTCCGGGGTGTCGAAGGCAGGGAAGCCGTATAAGGGGTTTTTCCCGCCTCGTGGGGACGAGTCACGCCCGATTTTCTTCTGACCGGGACTTGACAGTAGGGAGGGGCACCGTCTGGGTGCCCCTCCTAACCCCCCGACGAAAGGACACCGTTTGTGAACACGCTGCTGGCTGTGATGAAAGAAATCGACGCACTCATCAAAGAACGCGACGAACTCCGCAAGCAACTCGATGTGTTGCAGGAGCCCAATAATCAGAAGAAGTTGACTGACCGTGAGGTCAAAGAGATACGCAACCTTGCCCGCACATCGGATCTGACGCAGCGCGAGATAGCGGACTGCTACGCAGTTAACCCGGCAACCGTTTCAAGAATAGTAAGGGGTGTTTATCACAAGTGAAGCAGCATAAGCGGCTAGTGGACGAAACCCCCGTTGTCATCAACGTGGTTGAAACAACAGAGGATTTGCAGCCGTTCCTCGACTTCACCCGGCAACACAAAGTTCTCGGTGTGGACTCCGAAACCACCGACCTCCGCATCTACTCCGACGACTTCCGGTGCCGGCTGGTGCAGTTCGGCACAGC